CTCAACTGGAAGTCAGACAGTCCGGCGATGAGCCTGCCAAACTGGTGGGCTATGCCATTGTGTGGAATACTTTGTCCGCACCGTTGGTCAAGGATGGTCTGACTTTCCGCGAACGAATCCTTCCGGGGGCGTTTACCAAGGATTTAGAAGGTGGGCGTGACGTCCGGGCCTTGGTGGATCATGATCGTGGCAAGGTTTTGGGCAGGTCAGGTGCAGGAACGCTGTCGCTATCAAGCGATGAACATGGCTTGCGGTTTGAGATCATCCCGCCTGCTACCTCTTACGCCAACGATATTGTTGAAAGCGTGCGCCGTGGTGATATCAGCGGCATGTCGTTTGGCTTTGGCGATGCACGGGCCACTTATCAGTTTGAAGAAGGTCAGCGTATCCGCAGCATCACTCAGGCCTCCCTTGGCGAAATCTCCATCGTCAGTTTTCCCGCCTATGACAGTGGCCTTGTGACCTTGCGTGAATTGCCCAGTGACACACTGGCGGAACTATCCCGATTGAACACCCCCCACAGATTGAATGCGGCACGCCTGCAATTAAAGCGTGCCCAGATTGCATAAAGGAATTTGAACATGAACTGGAAACAAATCAAAGAATTACGCGAGCAACGTGCTGACCTGCTCAAGCAGGCCGAAACCCTACTGGATACCGCCACCACGGAAACCCGTGATCTGAGCGATGAAGAACAGACACAGTTTGATGACTTGCATTCACAGGCACAGGCCCTGGCCAAACGCATTGGTGTTGGTGAAAAACATCTTGATGCGACCAACGCATTGCCGGAGCGCCGTGATCTGGGTAAAGGTGATCCGACTGAAACACCTGAAGGCACCGCCGCGCCACAGGCAGACAATGAACAGCGTGCCGTTACCGCGTTTGAAAGCTGGATTCGTACTGGCGAATCAACAGAACTGCGAGCCCTTGCCACGACACCAGACACATCTGGCGGTTACGCGGTGCCCAAGGTGGTGCATCAAAATATTCTGACGCAACTGCGCAGTTACGATGCTTTCCGCCGCGCCGGTGCGACAGAAATCAATGTAAGCAATTCCGGCCCATACGATGTCCCCCTGCTTCTGGATGAAGCCAATGCTGGCGGCTCTGCCGGTGAAAACAATGCAGCAGGTACAGGCGAGCCGGTGTTTGACCGTGCCAATTTACTGGATCGACGTTTTGATTCCAAGAGTATCCCGGTCAGTGAGCAGATGTTGTCGCAGGGCAGCTTGGAACCGATCCTGTACAACCTGCTGGCTGAGCGCATCGCCCTGGCCGAACAGCGCGCATTCACATCGGGTGATGACACCTTTACACCCACGACATTTGAAGCACCCGCCGGTCTGCTTAATGAAGCGGACACGGGTGTGACCGTCAGTGCCAGCGGAACGATTGGTTACGACGATCTGATTGATTTGATGCACTCGGTACCGCAGGCCTATCGCACACAACCGTCGGTGGGCTGGATGATGGCTGATTCGACGTTGGCTGAACTGCGCAAGGTCAAGGATGGCGAAGACCGCCCGATCTTTGTGCCCGCTCCCAATGACACAACACCGGATCGGCTGTTGGGGAAGCCGGTCATCGTCAATGATGATTTCCCGGTATTTGCCGCAGGCAAGAAGCCCATCGCCTTTGGCAAGTTTGCATCGTTCTGGATCAAGAATGCCGGTGGCGTTCGCATCAAGCGTGATCCGTTTACTCAGCAGAACAAAGACCAAGTGGTCTTCGATGGCTTTGCCAATGCCGGTGCAGGCCTGACAGACAAGAAGGCCATCAAATTACTGGCTGTTGATACGGAATAAGTTTCTCCTCGGATGGCGGGTGGGGTATGTGTAGCCCCGCCCGCTTCTTTTACCTGTGATTGTGAGGTGCGTCATGAATGAAGTTGTTTCTCTCGATGATCTGAAACATCACCTTCGCATCGATACCGATACGGAGGATCAATATCTGGCTGACCTGCGTGCGTCGGCGGTGGAGTTCACCAATGACGCTTTGGACATAAATCTGTACGCGGTAGCCCCGGAAGATATTCCCGAACGAGCTCGACACATCGTGCGTCTGTTGGTGGGCCATTGGTATGAAACCCGCGAAGCGGTGTTGATCAATGCCAAACCGACATCGGCACCATTGGCCGTGGGTTCATTGATTCTTCAATTGCGTGGAGTGTTGGTGTCATGAGAGCAGGCGAACTGCGAGAACGGATCACGTTGCAACGTCGCGTCGCTGGCGTCGCGTCACTGGCCTGGGGCGAGTCAGATGCGGCCCAATGGGAGGATGTCTGCATGGTGTCGGCAGCGGTGTATCCCCTCTCAGCACGTGAACGTTTGCAGGCTGGCAGTATTCAGACGGAAGCGGATTACCGTCTACGGTTGCGATTTAATCCGTCGATCAATTCGCAGCATCGCATCCGTTGGAAACAACAGATTCTGGACATCAAAGCAGTCATCGATGTAGCGGGTCGTCACCGTGAACTTGAAATCCTTGCCCAGCAGACAGCAGAGGTAACAGCATGAGCAACACAGACAACATCAAAGGACTGGCTGAATTACAGCACATGCTCAAGACGTTACCCGGCAAGGTGCAGCGTAAGGTGACGCGAAAGGCGATGAACGCCGCCGCCAACCCGATAGTCAAAGCCGCCAAGCTCAAGGCTCCAAGTGAATCGGACCTGCTCAAACAATCCATTGGCAAGAAGGTCGCCACCGGCAAAACCACTGGCAGCATCACCGCCATCATTGGCCCACGCCGTGATGTGCAAGGGGAATACAACGGCGAAAAACGAGTGCCTGCCAACTATGCCCACCTGGTGGAACTGGGCACCGAACACAGTGCTGCGGAACCTTTTCTGCGACCAGCATTTGATGAGCAGTATGACGAAGCCGCCAAAGTGATGGCAGCGAAGATGGGGCCGGAAATCGAGAAGGAAGCCAAGAAACTTGCAGGAGGCAGCTCATGATTGAACCGATTCTCCGCACCATTCTGGCAACCAATGCGAATGTGAGCAGCCTTGTCGCGGATCGGATTTACTGGCAGGTGGGGCCACAGAACGAACAACAGCCTCGCTTGATCCTGCAAACCATCAGCGATGTGTCTGCTCATACGTTTGCATCCTCCGAGGGTTCCGGGGGCGGGGGATGGGAGCGATCACGGTTGCAGGTAGATTGTTATGCCCCGACGTATCGCCAGGCTAGAGAACTGGCAAACACAGTCCGCAGTGTGCTGGATCACTGCGACGGTGAATATGAAAACCAGCGTTACTACTTTGAACATGACAGCAGTCGGGACATGCCGCCCACGATTCCCGAGGGCATGAGCGAGCCGACCGCATATCGAATCAGTTGTGATTACATGGCCAATATCAGTGTCTGACAACATAAAGGAAACAGAACATGAGCATTACATTCGGACACAGCACCAAGTTCCTCGTTAACAACATCATCGTCGCACAGGTTGTGGATGTCACGCCGCCCAATGTGCGCGTGGATGACATCGACATCTCCAACATGGACAGTCCCGATCAGGCCAAGGAATACGTGGCCGGTTGGCTGGATGGCGGTGAAGTTGAAATTACCCTTCAAATGACCACCGAAGCCAACGCGCTGTATGCCCAGATCGGCCTGACGCAGGACTTCGGTATTCAGTTTCAGGATGGCACCGGCTGGACATGGTCGGGCTACATCAAAGCCTTCGGCCATGAAACCGAACGCGAAGGTGTTGTGACCAATACGGTCACCGTCAAAGTCTCAGGCAAACCCGTGCTTGCCTGATTGTTCCTATTGATCCTACTCCTCGGGGCCCCGGTTTGGTACCTGTTCCGGGCCGGGGCCTGTTTTTATGAATGGAGTTGACGATGCTAAGCAAAGATCAAATTCTCAACGCATCCGATCTGGAAGTTTCCGAAGTCGACGTGCCGGAATGGGGTGGCAGTGTTTTTGTGCGCGTGCTGAGCATTGATGATGCACGCGATCTGCAACAGACACTGACTGCCAACGGCGATGATCCCATCGAACTGTTCATCCGTGTGACCTGCGATGAAAACGGCACGTTGCTCTTTACGCGTGACGAAGCCCAAGCCTTGCGCAAACGCAGTTTCAAGGCCATCAATCGCATCATTGCAGCGGCCAACAAGGTCAACGGATTTACCGCCAACGCTGTGGACACCGCTGAGGGAAACTAATCAGCGACCCGGGGCTGGACTTTGAGTTCACGCTGGCACTTGCCTTGGGTCGCACGGTTGCCGAGTTGCGCCGCACGATGCGTTATGCGGAGTTCGTCCATTGGATGGCCAAGAACCGTATCGATCCCATCGGCCCGATGCGCAGTGACGCTCAAGCAGGAACCATTGCAGCGACGTTGGCCAATGTGCATGCAGCCAAGCCTAAGTTCACCCCCAGTGATTTCATGCCGGATTACAAACGTGCTGCGCGGCAGGCACGAACACAGCACACCCCCGAAAGTATCAAGACCAAAGTGTCGCGCGTGATGGCCCTGTTGGGTGGACACGCCAAAAGGTGAGGTGATTCATGCCCGCCATAGCAACTCTCAATGTGCAATTGACTGCGACCTCGACGGAGTTCACCAAAGGACTCCGCCAGGCCAATCGCCCGTTGTCGGATTTTCGCAAGGGTGTGAATGCTGCGACCAAAGCTGCCAACGGCATGTCGGTGCGTATGACCGCGAGCATGACCCGTGTGCGTGGCAGCATCGTCGGCATGCTTGGCGAACTGCGAGGGCTGGCCATGTCTCTGGCTGGTGTCGGTGCTGGTTTGTCATTGGCATCGGGTCTGAAAGCTGCCATTGATGCCGGGGTGAACTTTGAGCAGGAGATGGCAAGAGCCAAGGCCTTGTCCGGTGCGACCGCATCAGAGTTCGCGGCATTGAGTCAGGAAGCCAAGTTGCTCGGTTCAACCACCGCGTTCTCTGCCTCACAAGCGGCAGAAGCCATCAGCGAGTTTTCAATGGCAGGTTTTCAGGTCAAGGAAACCCTCGACGCATTGGGTCCGACCTTGAATCTGGCATTGGCCGGGCAGGTTAGTATTGGTCAGGCGGCAGGTATCTCAGCAGGTATTCTGCGTTCGTTTGGACTCGAAGCCAGCAAGACGGGTCAGGTTGCCGACGTGTTGACCGTGGGCTTTACCAAGGCCGCGACGAACCTCAATGAGTTGGGTGATGCGTTCAAGTACGTTGGCCCTGTCGCACGAGCCAGTGGCAAGAGTCTGACCGAAACAACCGCTGCGTTGCAGGCCCTGGCCAATCAATCCATTCGCGGTGGTCAAGCTGGTACAAGTCTGCGGCAGGTATTGATCCGCCTGCAAAAAGTTGCTTCGGGGATCTCCGACACTGACACCGGGCCGGTTGCTGTGCAGGCTGCGCGTGATCTGGGAATTGAATTGCTGGACATGGAAGGTAATCTCAAATCCCTGCCTGATCTGGTGGATGAATTTAACCGCAAACTGGCCGGGATGAATGACACAGCCCGAACCAGTGAACTGATCAAAATCTTTCCCGCTGAAGCCGTGGCCTCGTTCACCGCGCTGCTCTCAACAGGTGGCGATGAGCTGCGTCGTTACCAGACACGCCTGGAATCATCTGGTGGTGCAGCAGAGAAGATCGCGGCCATTCAAGGTAACACCCTCCGTGGCGCGTTCATTCGTCTGGGATCGGCAATGGAGGGATTCGGCATCGCGGTCTTCGAGCAGATGGAAGGTTCATTAAGACCTGCCGTGGAGGGGTTGGCCAACGCATTTAGTTACTTGACCAATGAATTGCCCCGATTCATCGAGGAGCATGGTCGTCTGCTTCAAACCTTGGCATTGGGTGGTGCAGCATTCACCGCTGCCATTGTCATCCTGCCGCAGGTTGGCGCGGGGATCACTGCCGTCTCTGCTGCCGTGGCCGGGCTCAATGCCACAATGGCCATCACCAAGGTGGCGACTTTGGGTGTTGCCGCAGCATCAGCAGCCCTGAATGCGACATTGATCGGTGCGGTAGCAGCGGGGATTGCTGTGGTGACCGTGGCATTCATTCGCGCCCGGGCCGAAGGAACTTCCTTTGGTGAACAGATTCTCCGCATTGCTGATGACCTGGGTGTCTGGACGGATCATGCCGGTCGATTGAAACAGGCACAGGTCGAATTGGGCAAAGCCAGCAAGCGCGTGACAGATGCCCAGCAATCCCTGAATTCAACCAAGACCGATGCGGATCGCCTGGCAGCGCAACTGGAATTGGTTCAGGCGATGGAATCCCGTGTCGATGCGATGAAAAAGGCACGTGACGCACAGGATCGGTTCAATCAATCACAGGGCCAACAAACCATCGCAGCACAATCCCGACTGGATACTGCCAAGGTCAAGCAGTTCTCCGATGACCTGAACGTGGCCAAGGCTGCACTGGCTGATATGCAGACCAAGGCTCAGCAGGTCAACACCCCTGTGCGACAGTTGGCAGATGACATGGCAGACGCTGCCGATGCCGCCGCCAACATGCAGATGCAGCTGAGCAATGCCAAGCATGTGACCGACACCATCGCCCAGCTACAGAAGCAGGTCGCCCAGTTCGGCATGACCGACAATGCCAAACAAGTTGCCGACCTCATTGATATGAAAGCGACCGACGACCAGATCACCAAGGTTAAGGAACTTCATGCCCAGTTGGCTCAGTTGCAGATAGGCGATGCCGTCACGCAGTTGCGAATTGAGGTGCAGAACTTCGGGTTGGACGATGCGACACACAAACTCAACGCACTGCGCGATGCCGGTGCCAGCAAGGAACAATTGGCTGAGTATGCCACGCTGCAAGCTCGTCTGACCCAACTCAATGAAACCCAGAAGACCCATCAGCAGTTGATGGACAAGGGCAAGCAATTGTTCGAGTCCACCCGCACACCGATGGAGCAATATGAGTCGACCGTGGGGCAGTTGTCTGACCTGCTCAACGCTGGAGCGATTGATTGGAATACTTATGGCAGGGCGATTCGTCAGGCCCGTTCGGAACTGGAAAACATCAACCAGACCGACAAGCCCAACACATTAGCCATGGGCAATGCCGCAACCGATCAATTCCTTTACGAAACCCGTAGGCAAGCCCAGTTGGCACGTGCGGAGTTGTCAATCACACCAACCGTGTCGCCAACCACCGTCGCCGGATCGCCTGTGTCGCCCACTGTGCCGCAGATACCGGACTTGGGTAACGTCACCCAATCCCAGAACACGTTAAACGACATTACATCCACGGTCAGCACCGGCACAACCGCCTGGCAGCAGTATGCCTCGGCCATCACCGACACCCGCAAGCAACTGGATGCCATTGCCGTGGCATCAATCCCCACTATGCCCGACAACCTTTCCGTGAAATCCACCAGCAGCGTCAAGGAACGCGTCAGCGTCGATCAACCCGCTGGCTTTGCCAAGATGGGCGTGATCTTCCGCAAGCAGTTACTCGAACAGCAGACAACCAATCGTCACCTGGAAGCACTACGTAAATCCACCGACCGACAAGCCGGTATCAACATCACCAGTTTTTGAGGTGCAGCATGGCCGTCATCAGCGTCAAGGAAAAATTCGAGAATCGCCGCAGTGGCAAGAAGCCCGGCGAGATCACGCACACGCGCGTGTTCCTTGTCCAATGTGATGAACGCGTCGATGGCACTGCCGTGGCGATCAGCGGTAACGACGGCACGACTGCCATTCCATCGCTGGGTGATGATCACCCCAAACACACGACCGCCAAAGTGATCTCGATTGATGGCGAACCCTACAACCAGCATGACCTGCTATTCATGGTCACCGTTGAATACTCCACTGCACAGGACAAGCAGGCCCAGGCCGAAAACCCGTTGCTGCGTCCTGCTGAAATCGTCTGGGGTTCAACCGAAAGCACCGAAACTTTTTTTCGTGATGCCAATGGCAATGCGGTTGCCAACTCAGCTGGTGAACCATTCCAAACCCTCCTTGACCGGGAAACCAGCGAACTGACGATCAGCATCACCCGCAACGAAGAAACCCACAACGCATGGTTTGCTGAAAGCTACAGCCACACCATCAACAGCAACATCGTCACCATTGACGGCACCAGCTTTGCCCCCGGTGTCCTGAAGCTCAGCCCCATCACCGCGACCAAGACCACCGAGAACGGTTACACCTTCTATCGCGTGTCCTATTCCATCAAGGTCCGCCGCGATGGCTGGAAGATCACCGTGCTGGATACGGGATTCAATGAGTTAATCGATCCCAACCCCGATGACGAGGATGTGGCCAAAGTGCTGCGCCCAATCGTCGATGGCACCACCGGCATGCCTATCAAGAATCCCTGGCCGTTGGATGGTCACGGTCGCAAGAAACCCAATCCCGATGATCCACCTGCACAGGGGCAGGTTCAACCCTACACAGAAAAAGACTGGTCCGCTCTGGACTTCACCTGATCAAGAAAGTGAGAAACACCATGAACACCGCTTATGCATTCACATCCGAAGGCGCCAAACGCATCGCCGCTGCCGTCAAACGTGTGGAACAATCGCCACTGCAAATCAAAGGTGTAGACCGCACCAGCCCCGCGCCAACAGAGGCCAGCTTCTGGGCGCGAATCACCGCACACAATCCTCAACTCAATCGCTTCTCATGGGTGCGTGCCGTGCCCGATGGCTCCGGGGGTTCCGGGGGCTTTACCGATCTCCCCGATCTGGGCACTGGCACAGACAATGCCTTTGCCGTCAATGGCCGACGCGATATCAAAATCGGTGAAGTGATTTACTGCCAGTTCATAGGCTACGAAAAACCAACCGATGACAGCGATATTACCCAACCCCTCTATGCCTTCATCTGGGCAGGCTTCGGTCAACCCATCAACGACCAGCAGCGAAACTCCGCCCTGATGCAAGCACGATTCCTGGCCGCAGGCATTGATGATGACCAGCAGCGTCAATGGATGATTCACAACGTCCTGCTGCACTTCCATGACGCCAGTCACGGTGAGATCGCATGGAACGACGCCCAAGCCATCCGTATGTGGAATGCTGCAACTGGCGATGATCTCCCTGTGCCAATGACCGCTTCAGAAGGTTACAACCAACACGGCCACACCGGCCCTTATGATGGTGGCTGGATTCCAGGGCGCGGCATTCACGATCACCGGGACAATTTTAATGGTGGGTTGAGCTTTGCTGTCTTTCATCCAGGAACAGGGCTGCCGCAGCAGCCGTGGGGAATTTGAAAATGTTGTAATCAATGATTATTAGCACGGCTACCAAGGCGTTCTTATCTAACCCGATTCCAATATTTTTGCGTTTATTGCATCAATTTCATGATTTCGTCTGCTGGAAAAACATAAGGTGCTGGTTCATTTCGTTTGACATGAATTGTCTTGTCATCCAGTAATTTCCAGCCGCCAGGACCATCTGGCACAAAAACCAGATGTACTTTCAAATCATAAGCCACTAAACCATCTGCATACTTATATAGCATTTGAATGACCCCTTGTACGGGCGCTTTCATACTGTTGGTTTTGAGTATGTCCCAGTTATAGCCAATAAATTGGTGATCACTTCGAAAAAAATTCTGCTCTTTTTCCCAAGCGTTTTTCTTTTTCACGTATGACGGAAATGCTTGTTGAAAACGTATTGCGAATGATTGAAAATCGGCAGCATAATCTCTTTGATTAGATTTTGGGCTGGGTTGTTGTTCCGAATTAGACTCGGAAGACTGTTTGCCGCATGCGGCCAGCAAAATGCAAATAGACAACAAACAGAATCGTGCAATTGATTGCATGAATTTATCTTGGTTAACTTTGAAATTATGAAGAATTATATTTTCCGGATTTGTCATTGTTGCTCATATCTTTATTAGACAAAAGACATTGTTCGTTGATAAAAAGATTGTATCTTATTTGCCTTACCTTCAGGCAATGGCCGTGAATATTATTTACGCAATCTAACTGTCAAAAGAATGTTGAAAAATCCCAGAAATCCCTCGTGTCCTACCGCCGTTGCACACCGGGCACTGTCAGCCACTCCTGCAACGACCAGACATGATCGGCTAAACCGGCGGCCATCGCGGGGGTGCGT